ATGTTTCCATTCTCAAAGATCGGCGTGGAGGCCAGACAAAGCCGATGACGCTTCGTGCGTTTCGAGAGCGCTTAGAGGCGAATGAGACGGACTACGATAAAGACGATTGGGGCGGCTGCGGTTGCTTTGCGCCTGTAGCGCAACTGAGGATGGATGAATTACTACTGACATCGGATGTTGCAGGGATAGAGGCGGTGTCGGCATGAACGGGTTTGCGCTCTCGATAAGCTGGCCTGTTGGCGCGCTGAAATCCTCCCGTTTCCAGGACTTTCGTTCGCAAGACTTCAAAGCTGAAGCCACGCGAATTACGTTGCGCAGTCTTGATCAGCCCGTTCAGCGCCTCGGTGTAAGCGTTGCTCACGCCATGATCGAAATAGGCAAAGATGGGTTCATGCCAGTTGTTCATGGCAGTCAACAATGGTTGGAAAGCCTCTTCCATGTGTGGCGGGATGCGTGCTTTCCAGTCTTGATAGGCGGTTTCAGCCTGGTCACGCTGGCTTTTCTGCCAGATATTGAAAAAGCTCTCCTTCAGCCAATAGGCGGTTTTCAGGTTGGGGAAGTTTTCCGTCCAGGTGTCCAGGATCAGGCGTTTGGACTCATCCAGATCGACAAAGCGATGCAAGAGAATGTACCTGTCATGCATCAAGCCCCTGCGTTGTGCATCGGAGAGTTCCGTTCTAATCGCCTTGCGAACTGTTTCAAGACATTCGTTCGCCATCTTGACGATATGAAAGTGGTCGATCACCACTTTCGCCTGTGGCAAGACGAGCTGGGCGGCGTCGAAGTAGGGACGCCACATGTCCATACAAATCAGGGCAATCTGATCCTTGTGGGGCAAACGGTACAGGTAATTGATAACAGTCGTCTTGTTCCGATCTCGCAGCAAATCAATGATGCAGCGGTTGCCGATGTCGCTAATGACGCAACGGGGCTTGTGGAGCAGATGAACCTCGTCAATGCCGATGGTGGTACTCATAGCCGCATGGTTTGCTTGCGTATCCTTGGTGGACTCCTGGAAAATGCGCCGGACGGTTCGCTCATCGACTCCAACGTCATCGGCTACACTGGCAAACGTTCGCCTGATCGACTCGCGGGCAAGATAGAGCACCAGGCGCTTCGTCATCAGGTGATGTTCGTTCATGTCGTGAAGTGGCTCCAGAAAGGTCTTATGGCACTTTCGGCATTGATAGCGCCGTCGTATGACATTGATCCCTGCGCGTTTTCCTCGGATGGGGATGTCCATGAACAGTTGTGGCCGGGTTCCGTGTCGATACAGCAGCGAGCTGGTGCAATGAGGACAGCACGAAATCACCGCCTCCTGCTCGGCGGTGATCTGGAAGTCATGCGTATTCTCCTCCACGGACAAAATGCGCCAATGGGTCCAGCCAAGAATATTCAATGGGTTCTCCCCTTGCCCCAAATATTACCCAGACTATTCTTTCAAGGCCCAGTGATTACGGTAAAAGAAGGAGAACGATTACGGATACATTCTACACACTTTGCCGGTTTTTATGTAACTCGTCCGGTAGAGGTTTTCTACACACTTTGCCGGATAGCCATAGTTTCCTGTAGCCCTGGCTCATATGCCACCATCAATATTGATGAACTCGCCAAGCTCGCCGGGAAATGCTGCGACAAACCAAACAGGACAGCAAAAGTGGAATTTCGAGAAACAAATGCCGTTGTGGATGCTGAGCAAGAGTCCCGGCCGACCTGGGAAGAAGTGAAGCACCAAGCGCAAGTATTCAACGCGCAACTGCCAGAGCGCTTGATCAAACTTGCAGAGAAAGAGGAAGCATAGATGAACGAAGAAGAACAGGCTATCCAGTGCGCAAAAGAGCAGGCACCCGCCGATATGATCTTTACTCCTGTGGTGATAACGGGAGCGCGTCTCCATAAGAAAATGAACGTGACCGGCGAGGATCTGGTAGTGCATGGGAAGCGCTGGTATGTCCTGGTGGAGCTGCGCAACGCAAACATAAACGATGAGGAGTATGGTACAGCGGCCACGGCGCTCTATCGCGTCTGGTCAGAAAATGGCCAGCTCCGGGCAGTCCGCGTTGAACTCTATGACGGCGGCATTGACGAGTTAGAGCAAGACGAGAACGAGTATCGTTACCCGGAGCAGCAAGGAACAAGCCACCTGCTGAAAGAGGGAGAGTGAGATGGAAGAGCGAACTCCGGAGCAACGCTTGACGATCCTGGAGCAGAAACTGAACGAGCTAGAGCGATTGAGCGGGATCGAGGGAAAGATTGATGTAACCTTGCTTATCTCTGCTCTCATGACCAGGACTGACCGATTCATTGACGACGTGGCGGAGGTCCGACGAGGTCAGGCGCGGGTGCTGGACCTGGTGATCACCGGGCAACGCGAAGCGGCCAGTAAGCGGGCGGAGCTGACGAGGCGCCTGGACAGTGTAGAAGCGGGTTTTGAGAAGCTACTCGAAATACAGACCGGGTACAAGGTCGCTATAGGGCAGCTTGCGGGTCAGGTGGGCGATCTGCAAGAGAAGATGGGCGAAGTGAAAGAGCAGGTGAGCGATCTGAAAGAGGGCCAGCAAGTGCTTCAGGCTGGCCAGGAGCAGATCATCACGCTCTTGACCGGGCGATCACCACGCAACGACTGAGGGAGCAGGTTGTGGGTACATACATCGCGATCGACCAGGCGCGCACGACTCCAGCGTTTCATTCGTATGCTCCCGACCAGTCGCAGCGCCTGGTGTTTTATCAAAACCAGCTGTCGTAAAACGAGTGGCCATCATCGTCTTCATTTTCAATTGTGAGCAACAGCATCCCTCCGCCTTCGTCTTTGCCAACCAGTGCGTTAAAAGCGCCACTGGTCGCGTCCACTACATCATCGTGGACGGCCTCGTCAGGAAAGGCTAGCAGGAAATTCAGATAGCCCGCGTTCCACCAGGCCCGGACTAGACCGACGTTGCCGATTTTGCATTGCGCGCTGAAGGCGTCGGCACGCAACTCTTTGGAGCCAGATGCTGGTACTCCTTGCGCATCATAGCCCTCAAGCACGCGAGAAACATAGTTGAAAATATCGCTTTTCCCACTGGCACCAGGTTCCTGCTCAATCCGGATGGCCGCGTCCGGGCCATCTTGCACTGCGGTGGAGCGAATGAGGTTCTCGACTCCTCCAGGGTCCAGCTGCTCCCAGATCGCGTCGAGGACCACATACCGTGGATGGCAGCCCTCAGATCGTCGGCCTATGAGCACTCCAGCGGTGTAGTCTGGGCCGTTGCGTCGCGAATGCTTGGCTTTCTTCGCCGTGGCCGCTTTATCCCAGAAACGAATCCTTTTTTCGATATCACCTGGTGGCGCATCGAAATAGGTCGTGAACCATTCCCGCTTGAACTTGCTGCCCGATGGTCTGGCATCCCAGTCTCCCAGCTTCAGCCGTCGGCGCTCGTAGTCGGGCAGCGCGTCGAGACCGTATTCATATTCCGGATTCACCTGGAGCAGTTTTTTGTTGTCGAAGAGGTTGGCAAAGATAAAGGTGAGGGAGATCGCGCCTGGCTCGTTTCTGTCGACCCATTGAATGACATCATCGCGCCGGACAAACCAGCGGATCTCGCCCGACCTGGCGCGATCCTCGGCGGGCCAGGTCCGATCAACCCACGGCGCGAGCAGGACTTTCACCCAGGAGTCTGGATCTGGGTTACAATAACCCCGCATGTAGGGCTGGACGCCGCTCACCGAGCGGTTGCGCGAGAACAGGTAAAAGAACTGATATTCGCTCATTTCGGTCACTTCATCGACTTCGATGAGCGCGATCTCCGCTCCTTTCCAGGACTCCACATCGGCCTCATACTGCATGTGCGCCAGGCGCACCGTTGCGCCGCTAGGGAAGGTCCATTTCAATTCGCTCTTGTTGAACCGGCCGCCGACTTGCGGGTAGATCTCTTCGGCTCTGCGCTGCAGACCACCAGGCGCCATAATCTGGCGATACAATCGACGGAAAATGACAGCCTCAAACTCCGGATTATCAATGTGGTAAAGCGGTTCCAGCAAACAAGCATAGCTTTTTCCTCCTCCAGCTGCACCACCATAGAAAGCCAGACGCGCAGGCGATCGCAAAAACTCCTCCTGGGGGCCTGATTGGGCCCGGACTGGTTCAGCCGACATCCTGGTCTTCTTCGTCGTCTTCATCAAGCTCCTCGTTTTGATCGAGAGTTCCCTTTGGTGGCAACGCGTATTTTTGCGGCAGGTAGACGCTGACCTGGCCAGTGCTGTGAACCTG